CTTTTTCAGCAGGCGGGCGATCTCCTTGTCCATGGAATCCAGGGTATCAATGTCGGCCTGCAGCTGTGCGGAAACGGAAGAATAGCCTGCCTGGTCGGCAGTTTCCTTCAGGCTGGTGAGCTCCTCACGGGTGCTGGCGGTCAGGCTCTTGAAGGAGTCCGTCCATTCCGAAACGATCTCGTTGGTTTCCTTCTTGCCGTCCGACCAGACGTCCAGCAGGCCGTTCAGCCATTCGCGGCTGTTACCGGTGGCCCGCTTGAAGTCATCCTTGCTCATGCCGAAGAAGGACAGGCCCTGGCTGCTGCCGTAGAAGGTTTCGGCAGCGGTTTCCTTCCAGGACTTGGCGGTCTTCGCCATGCCTTCCAGTGCTTCACGGGCGGCTTTCGCTCCAGACGCGACGTCCACCAGCTTCACTGCGCCGTACACCAGCGCTGCGGCAAGAGCGACCATGGCCACCTTGGAGGAAGCCAGCATCTTTACCAGTCCTCCGATCCCGCCGCCCGCCATGGAGACGGAAGCGGAGAACTTGCCGATGGCCGTGAAGGCCTTTCCCAGGGCTCCGGTGACGGTACCGACCGCACCCACGACCTTGCCCAAAACCAGCACGACGGGGCCGACAGCGGCGGCAAACGCGGCCCATTTCACGATGGACTCCCGCTGGGTCTTGTCCAGAGAGAGGAACTTCTGCAGAAGCTCGCCAGCCTTGTCGATGATCTGCTGAATCGTCGGATTCAGGTCGTCGCCGATCTGCCGGGCGAACATGAGCGCCGTGTTCTTCAGGTTGGTCAGGCGGGATTTCGTGGTGGCATACCGCTTATTGGCTTCAGTGGTCAGGGCGGTATTCTTCGCCCATGCGGCATTGGCAGTGGCCTGCGTCTTATTAAAAAGCTCCGATGCGTTTGTCGCACGGAGCAGGGTGTCACGAAGCCGGATCTCAGCAATGCCGATATCGTCCAGGGTTTTGATGGCGCTGACGCCTTCCTCATCCATTTTGGACAGGCCAACGATAAATGCCTGGAAAGCGGAAGCGGCATCCCGCTCCCACAGATCCTTGAACTGGGATGCGCTCATCCCGGAGACGCGGGCGAAGTCCTCCAGCGCGTCACCGCCCGTCGCGGCGGCAACCTCCATCTTGATGAGGGCCTTACTGAAAGCGGAGCCGCCCATCTGGCTTTCGATGCCGACAGAGGACAAGGCGGCAGCAAAGCCCAGGATCTGCGCTTCCGAAAGTCCGACCTGCCTGCCCGCGCCAGCCAAACGCAGAGACATGCTCATGATCTCAGATTCGGTGGTGGCATAGTTGTTGCCCAGGTCAACGAGGGTGGAGCCGAGGTTCTGGAACTCGTTCTGGCTCATGCCCATGATATTGGCAAACCGGGCTGCTTCACTGGCGGCATCTGCAGCGACCATGTTCGTGCTGTTGCCCAGGTCGATCATGGTGCGGGTGAAATCGGCCAGGTGCTCGTTCTCAATACCCAGCTGTCCGGCGATGGACATGACCTCCGCGATATCCTCAGCAGAAGCGGCAACCTCCGTGCTCATCTGCTTGACAGAGTCGGACAGGCGGTCATATTCCTCTTCGGTGGCATCCACAGTCTTTCGAACGTTGGCAAAGGCGTATTCATAATCGACGGATGCCTTAATGGCGGCGGTGCCCAGTGCCGTGATGGGAGCCGTGACGTGGGTCGTGAGGGATTTTCCGGCCTTGGTCATGGCTTTGGAGATCGTCTCACATTTCTTGGAGATAGCAGTCAGGGATTCGCCTGCCTGTGTCCATGCGGACTGCATCCGGTACAGCTGTTCCGTCAGCCTGCGGATCTCCGCTTCCGTGTCCTTCACAGCAGCCTTGGCGTTGTTCAGGTCAGTGGTGGCCTTGCTGACAGCATCCGCGCTGTTCTGCATGGTTTTCTGCAGGGCCTTGACCTGACCCTCCAGCTTGGTGACCTCGGCGGTGGCATCCGCGTATTCTTCCTGGTACCGCTCCAGATTCTGCTTGGCGGCGATGGTGGCGGAGTCCGTTTCGCCCAGGGAATCACGGTAATTCTCATAGGCGTAGGTAGCTGCTTCCACCTCGAAGCGCAGGTCTTCCTGCCGGGCCTTTGCCTGCTCCAGCCGCTGGGTGTAGTCCTGATGCCGGTCGTAGTTTTCCTTCAGCTTATCGTTCGCTGCCACCAGAGCCCGACTGTACTGTTCCACGGCCCGCTGCTGTTGGGTAAGCTTCTGTCCCAGCATGGACAGCTTGGCTTCCGTGCCTGCGATGGTCTTTTCGTAGTTCTGTACACCAGCCCCGGCCAGACGGAAGGTGGACTCGGCTTCCTTGATCTGCGCGTTGATGGTGCGCATATTACGCGAGAAATTGCTGGAGTCCAGCGACAGCGCGACCACCAGTTCGCGCAGGGTTTCAGCCATAAAAGTTCACCTCTCTTTGATTGCAGGAGATTCAGGGATAATGGTAGAATACTGGTTGGGAGCTTCGGCTCGATAATCGGGATTTGTGGGGATGATCACGTGAAAATAGAAAAGGACGAAATAACAATCCGGGATTTTACTGAAACGGATCTTTCGCTCATGTTTCAATGGTTGACAGATCAGAGAGTGCTTGAATACTACGAAGGCCGCGATGTCAAATTTACGATGGATACCTTGTCTGCACATTTTTTGGAAGCAATTCCCGATGGGTTCAGAATGATCATCGAGTATCAGAAATCCCCCATCGGGTATGCGCAGGCATATCAATTGAGCGGAGAATTGTTCGATGAATATGACTATCCTGACGATGGACATATTGTGTATGCCATGGATCAGTTTATCGGTGAGCCGAAATATTGGAGCAAGGGAATAGGTTCATCTTTTTTGAAAATGATGGTTTCTCATCTGAAAGAAAACATGGCAGCTCAGCGAGTTCTTCTTGATCCGCACCAGGATAATAAAAGAGCTATTAGGGCATACGAGAAAGCCGGGTTTAAAATCATTAAACCACTTCCGAAACATGAGCTGTTTGAGGGAGAAAAAGTGGATTGCTGGCTGATGGAATTAGCACTGTAAATTCCAGTTTTTCGGTCTGCATCATCCCGGTTTCACGCCCGGCCAGACTTCGTCAATGAAGCGCTGCCGGGGCTTTTTCTTTTCCTGCTCCCGTGTGGCGTCCCATGCCCGCAGACGCAGGAAGCCCAGCATGTCCATTTCGTCGATTTCCTTCATCCGCCAGCCGTTCTTCATCAGTTCGTTGTAGGTGGCATAGATGTATTCCGGCAGGGTCAGGCTTCCTGCGGGATCGTCACTTCCGGATTCTCCGCCTCCGCCAGAATCTGCTCCGCTTCCTGCACCGCCGGAATCGTAGGGAAAGTGTCCAGCACCTCCGTGGTCTGGGTCTGGGTGGCCATCAGCGCCAGCGCGATGTCATGCATCAGGCGGTCAGCGGGATAGTTGTCGTAGACCTCATCCGGGGTGAACTGGTTGTTGAACAGGATGCAGAACCACTTCACCATCGTGTCCAGGGCATCGGTCACGGTCAGCTGCTCCTGGGAGACATCCTTGCCCTCAGTCGCGTCCTGGGACAGGCGTACCAGCCTGCCGTACATTTTGGAAGCGGGCTCCATTTCGCGCAGGGCTCTCCCGGAAACGAAGTCCACAGTGTATTTCTTTTCACCAAGCGTACGGGTGATCATTTTCATACCTCCAAAACTCAGAAAATAGCTGCCGCACAGCGTCATGACCGTGCGGCAGCAGGGGTTAGGCTCACGGGGTGGGCGTGATCACGGGCGTATACACGGACTGCAGGAAGGTTTCACCCTTCTCAGCCGTGAAGCCGTTCTCGCCCTCATCGGCGACCGCCTGATAGCGCCCGTCGTTGGTGCGCTTGATGGCAGTCCATTCCACGTCGCCCGTCTGGCGGGTGATGGTGGTGCCTTCCTTGGTGGCGTAGTTCTCAGTGAGGGGCTTGGCCCGCACCTTGTACAGCCACACATAGCGGAACTTACCGTTGGACTTTTCGCTCTTGAAGCCGACCGCAAAATACGGAGGCTTGTCGGCAGCGGAGCGGATCAGGACACCGTTGTCATCGATCTGGTTGCCGAAGATCTGCTCCTGGATGGCCAGCGGAATGTCCGCCATCTTCGTGGTGAAGGTCAGTTCCGGATCGGGATACAGCACGTCGAACTCGATGTCGTCAGCGTACTGGATGTCCGGATCGGCGTTCTCAGGGGCGATGCTGGCTTCAATCGCGCCAGCCACCAGCTGGAGATCGCCGTAGGTCAGGGTTTCCTCGGTGTCGACCGTCAGCGGGGCGATCACCATGTTTTTGAGTCCGACGGTAGAAGAT